CCAGTATCTGTGCCCGTGCCTGTAGGCAGCTCGACGCCAGTGTTCGGAGGCTGTGTCGTCGTGTCTTCGGGCTCCTGGAGGACGGCATCGTTGCCGGGGCCGGCATCGTAGCCTTGGCCTACCACCAGGCCATCCGGGAGGGTCGAGTCGACCAGGACCTCTCCGGTCTGGCTGTTCGTGAAGACGCCGTTTCCGTTGTAAATCCAGGGCCCGTTCTGCACCCACCCGTCATCGAGCAGCGGATCTATTGGGGGCAGGGGAGGCTGAACGGTGTCATCAATGATGATGACCTCTTCGTCTTGCTTGCCGACCTGAGGCTCTTCAGGCGGCGGGGCTGGAGGCGCCTCTTCCTCCATAGCACGCGCTGCGTCTCGCTCCCGCCTCGCTTCTTCGACCTTGTAGGCCGCGTATTCGTCCGGGTCGATGATGCCATTGCCGTTCGAGTCGACCCCGCCATGGGTTCTAAACCAGTCCCAATCGGCTTGCGAGAACACGTTCCCAGCGCCCGGGAAGCCTTCCGGGATGACCCCATAAGGCGCGTCCGGGGCCGTGGGCACCGTGTCATCAATGATGACGATGTCTTCTTCGGCGCCTCCGGACGGCGGCTCGGCGCCACCGCCGGTCTCTCCGCCGCCGTCGATTTCCTCGCCGCCGCCAGTGGGCTCTCCGCCACCATCGACCTCGTCTTCGGTCTCAACGACGATGGTCTCCTCGTCCTCGGGCAGGCCAGGCTCTTCAATGTCCGGTGCCGGCGGCCCGGGCGGCTCAGCGCCACCTGTGTCGACCGGCGTCACAGGGCCAGGAGTCGGAGGCTGCGGCGTGTAGCCGGGGCGCTCATTCATGGCGTCGATGTAATCTTTCACCGCGGTGCCGACCGGCGAGGTTGCGATGTCGACGGCGGTATCCAGCACGTCGAGGATCCCGCCCGTGGTGCTCACGGTGTCTGCGACAGAGGCGCCGGTGCTTGCCGCGTCGCCAAGGGAGGCAACGCCAGAAGCGGTGTCTAGAGCGCCCTTGCCAAAGCCGCTAAGGCCGCCGGTCAGCGCCCCCTGGAGGATGTCATCGTCCGTTAAAGCCGCCTTGCCGGCGCCCAGGGCCGCCCCAGTCAGGGCCGATGAGGCAGCGCTGCCTAGCCCTGTAGCCGCGCCCAAGGCAGCGCCTAGAGCCGGAGCGACCCCAGGGATCAAGACCCCTGCGACCATCCCGAGCCAGTCGCCAAAGCTTAGGCCGCCGCTCTCAAAAATGCTGGGGTCGAAAGGCGTCTGAAGCTTGAGGTTATAGGCTTCCCGGTATTCCTCCGGGGTGCTGTAGGCGACCTGTTGGTAAAAGGGACCACGCTCCCCGGTAGGGCTGACGCCGATCTCCATGACCCCAGGCTTCCCACCGGGCAGGCCTATGATGTAGTCCTCTGGGAGCGTACCCGCCGCCTTCTGCTGCTGCTGATAAGCAGTAAACTGCTGGCCGCCCTGCGCGGCCCTGGCGTCCAGGATCTGGCGATCCATGTCCGGGTCGCCGGTGAGATCCATGGCAGCTGTGCCCGTGAAGGTGGGCTCAAAGGTATCAGGCGGAGCTTGGGGCTCTGCTGGCGGCTGCAAGTCCGGCGCCGCCCCGCCTAGCGGGTCACCACCACTCAGCCCAAGCGCTTCTCGTGCAGCGTCAATGGCCTCTTGGCTAATGTTCAACCCGGGGATGTTGATACCAGTGCCCGTGGCGTCGATTGTCGGCGCTACGGCGGCAGCCTCTTGCTCACGCTGCTGCTGAAGCAGCCGGTCAGCTTGCTCCTGAGCAATCCGGAGCTCTTCTGCCTTCCGCGCCTCTTCGGCTTGGCGAGCAGCCTCAGCCTGCCGGGCCGCCTCTGCCTCGCGAGCTTGCCGCTGGCGCTCAAGCCGATCGATCAGCGCCTGCTCTTCGGCAGCCCTCTGGCGCTCTATCTCGGCCTGGCGTGCAGCCTCAGCGCGGCGCGCCTCCTCTGCCCTGCGGGCCCGATCGGCTGCCGCTGCCTCTTCCCGCTTGCGCTCTTCCTCTGCCTTCCGAGCAGCCTCTGCCTGCGCCTGGGCCTCTTGTATCCTGCGCTGCTCTTCGGCCAATCGCTCGCGCTCTAGGCGCTCATCCTCAACGCGCTGGCGCTCAATAGCAGCCAGGCGCTCTCTCTCCCGGCGAGCACGCTCTGCTTCTGCCTGACGTGCAGCCTCTGCCCTACGCTCCTCCTCGCGCTTGCGCGCAGCCTCTTCAGCCAAGCGCTCTTGCTCGGCGATGCGCGCTGCCTCGGCCTCACGCGCTTTCCGGGCCTCCTCGGCCTTGCGCTTTTCCTCAGCCACGCGAGCTGCCTCGGCCTCTCGAGCCTTGCGCTCTTCCTCGCGCTTGCGATCTTCGGCGGCCTTGCGCTCCGCGGCAGCAAGGGCCTCCCGCTGGGCTGCGGCCTCTTCCTCGCGGCGCTTGCGCTCGGCCTCCTCTTTGGCAACGCGCTGGCGCTCGGCCTCCTCCTCACGGCGAAGCTGGGCCTGGAGCCGGCTGCGCTCTGCAGCGGCGGCCGCCTCAGCCTGGGCCTCAAGCTCCTCGCGACGACGGCGGGCCTCTTCGGCTTTACGGGCCTCTTCAGCCTTGCGCTCTTCTTCGGCCTTGCGAGCAGCTTCTGCCCGCCGTTCCTCTTCGCGTTTCCGTGCGGCCTCTTCGGCACGCCGCTCGGCCTCCTCGGCAGCCTTCTTGGCTGCGGCTTCTTCGGCTGCCTTCTGAGCCGCGGCCTCGCGCGCTGCCTGCTCTCTGGCGGCCTTGGCCGCAGCCTGGCGATCGGCCTCGGCTTTATCTCGAGCTGCCTGGGCAGCGGCTGCGCGGCGTTGCCTTTCGGCCTCTTCGGCGGCAGCTTTCTCTGCAGCCGCTTTCCGAGCGGCTTCTTCACGAGCAGCTTTCTCGGCCGCTGCCTTTCGGGCAGCCTCCTCTTGGGCAGCTTTCTCCGCCGCCGCTTTGCGGGCCGCCTCTTCGCGAGCAGCCTTCTCTCTAGCCGCCTTTTCCTCGGCTGCTTTCCTGGCGGCAGCCTCCCTGGCAGCCTTGGCGGCAGCCTGGCGGTCTGCTTCAGCCTTATCGCGAGCCGCTTGCGCCTCAGCTTCGCGCTGCCTTCGCTGGGCTTCTTCCCTGTCAGACTTTTCCTTTGCCAGACGAGTTAGCTCTGCAACACGGGCCGCGGTTGCAAGCTGATCCTCTATGGTATTGATGGCAGGCGCAGGAGTTCGACCCTCGCTTGCTTTCCTGGCAGCAGCAATTTGTTCGGCTGTGAGGTTATTAACGGCAGCGGCTACTTGGTTCAGCAGACCTAGGTTTGAGGCGTTGCCAAGGTTGACTTTGAAATCAACGCCAAGAGGAACGCCAAGCGCGCCGCCAATCCCGCTCGGTCCAAATGTTGGCATGCGGCCAAAACTGCCGCCCAGGAAAGGGTCAACGCCAACACCAACGCCCAGGCTGCCGATGCCGCTCCCGGAAAGCATTAGCCCCGGCCACCCAGCATCTGGAGCATCGCCATCAAGCGCTCGCGTTCACCAGGGGCCATAGAGGGCTGCTGGGGCTGCATCGGCATCTGCATGGGAGGCGGGGAGGGCATCAGATCCACGTCATCGAGCTCGATGCCGGTGAGGGTTGCGATCCTGCGCCGTAGCTCTTCACTCATCATGGCGTTGTCACCGTCACTGAGCCGAGGCTTGCCGAAATGGACACCCCGGTTGGATACGTTTGATGCTCGTACAGGTTCCGCCATTCAACGCCATCGTAGGCCTGGTGGATCATCTCCGTGGTGTTGAAGATGATCGACCCGGTGGCGAACTGCCGAGAGTTCCGTTCCTCCAGATTGTAGTGCGATGAGAAGGACGGGTCGAATGCTCCGAGGTTAATTTCCAGAACCCGGACCAGGCGGTTAAAGGTGTCCGCCGACACGGTCTGCCCCTGTGCCAGCGGGAGCCGTGTCGGTAGCAGCTTGCTCATCTGCGACCACTCGGCTGGATATCAATCCGTGTTGCGCCTAGGCGCCATTTATACCCTTTTTGGTCTAAAGCCGCGGCGTCGTCATCAGACTCGAAGCGCAAAGCCACCTGGCGCCCGCGGGTGCGCACGTTTTTGTAGGTCGTGCTCTGGGTGATCTGAGAGGTCGAGTCCGTCGTCAAAGCCTCCCCGGGATAATTCCGGCGCTTGATCACGATGTTCATCGATGGCGTGTTCGACACCGCCGGGTCGGTCGTGAAGGCCATGTCCGGGATCAGCTTGCGCACGAAGGCCAGCTGCTCGCCGTCGGACAGGTCAACGTCAGCGGACTCGATGTAAACCCCGGTCATGGCGTTTTCGTTGTCGTCGAAGCCGCTCTCGTGCTCGACCAGGCAATAGTCGCCATTGATCTGCACCCCAGCCAAGGGCAGGTCATTGATCCCTGCGTCTAGCCACGCGTAGCGCACAAGCTTGCCAATGCTCCAGTTCTCGTCGAGGTAGTTGAAGATCGCGTAGCGGCTGATCTCGCCCGTGCCATCTTCCAGGCTCGGGTAGAAGAACCACACCTCATTGAACTCGGCATTCACACCCATGACGCACTTGAAGGCCTGGCTGAGGTCGAGGTCGTTGAAGATGTATTCCTGGACCGTGCAGCGCAGGCTCTGCACCGCCCCGTTGTAGAAGAAGAACCCGTTCTTGGATGCGAAGAAAACCCCGCTCGGGGCGTTCGCCACAGCCTTAGGCCCGATCAAGCCCGCGCCCTCGTTCACCAAGTTCACGGCGAAGGTCAGTGGAGGCCCGATGAACTGCATCGAGTAAAGGCTCGTGTCGGTCCAGATCAGGACCTCCTGCCGGCTCTTCAGGCCGCCCACGATGAAGGATCCGCTCGATAGGCGCACAGAGCCTGCGCTGTTGGTCGCCGTGGGCTCAAACTCTAGCTCGTTCTCCTGGTCCGAGAACGCGACCAGCATGGGGTCAATCGCCCCGGTCCTAACGCCCCCAGAGATCGGATCCGCGCCCAGTACGATCAGGTGCCGGTCGGTCTCTGAGGTGATCACCTGGAGGCCGACGGTGGGCACCAGGTTCGCCCCGGAGACTTGGGAAAGATCTTCCGCCCGGGTCGAAACCCCGCTGTTCTCGACCCAGCGGTAAATGCCCGCCCCGCGGACGTTCATGATCAGGTTCTCGCCGTAGTTATCGTGGGTCCACAGGCGGAGCTGGTTGATCGCTGAGATGGCCGAGGCAGAGCCAAAGCCGCCGGAGCTCCAGGGGCCTACGCCCCAGCCCGAGCTCGACACATAGGTGTCGATGCCGACGTTGATCTGGTAGGCGCCGACGGTGTTGCTCCCGCCGTTACCGGAGTCCGAGGCGTTGGCCGTAACCGTGTTACCCGAGGCGTCCTTGGCCTCGATCTCGTAGCTGTCGGTATCGATGATCCGGGAGATCTGGTATTCCTGGTTGAGGACCGATCCGTCAATGTTCCCGCCCAAGCTTGTAGCCGCGGAATAGGTGACGAAATCATTGAGCACCGCACCGTGGGCGGTGTCAGACACGGTGATGGTCGAGGACCCGTCGGTGGCCGAGAAGGTCACGTCACCAGCGGCCGTCGTGGCCCTGATGGGCGTGACGTCGTTGTAGGTCTGGCCCTGCTCGATGTAATACTTCCAGGTCGTGCCGATGCCGTTGTAGCGGGTGCCGCCAAGCGACAGCCAGGGGTGGATAGCGCGGGGCGTGCTTAGGAAGCTGTCGGAGCCAAACTTTTGCCAGCCGCCGATTTTTTCCACGCGGTTCTTGCGGAAGCGGACCAGGTTCCCATCAACCCAGCCCCCTTCCGCAGCGTAGTCCGTGGATTCTCGGTTAATCCCCGGCTGGAACTCCAGCTTGGTCAGCGGCATAGCACATTAGGCCAGCCGGATGATCGCACCCGTCGCGGTCGGCGTCGGGAACACAATCGTGAAGTCACCCGCCGTGCTGGTCTTGTCTCCGCCGAAATCGATCGCGGCCACGGCCTTGTCTGCATCCGTGTCGTTATAGATCAGGCACCCTCGAGCCGTAATCGTCGCCGTGGAGAAGGTCAGGTCCGCGAAGTCGACCACCGCCGTCGTGCCCGTGGCGAAAGGCGTGATGTTGGTCAGGGTGCCGCCACCAGCGACGTAGTTGGTGCCAGTCGCTTCCCCGGCCGTGGTATAGGCCGTGGTCGAGGCGCCAAGGGTCGCTGAGCTGGTGTAGAGCGCCAGCTTGAAGGTGTCTCCGCCGGTGGCGAAGTTGTGCGTACCGACAAGCAGCTCTTGCTTGAATGAAGTGCAAATTGCGGAGGTGATGGCCATGTCAAAGCTCCCGAATGATCTGCGCCAAATCGTTTACCCCACGCGCCTTCATCTGGTTGCTCAGGGTAACACGGTCAGAGCGGATGGCGCTCCGCATCTCGGCCAATATTACCTGGTAGATCCTATCTCGAAAAGCAAGCGCCTGCTTGCGAATATGCGGGTCGGCGTTCGCCGAAATCCCGCAGATCTTCTTGGTGGCTTGCTCGGCCCAGAACTCGGGGTCGTGCCCCTTGCCGTGGGTGGTCGAGACCATCACGTTCCCGAGCTTGGGCCCTACGCTGTCCTTCATCATCCCTTGTACGGCTCCGGGGCCTTGGCCACCTTCACAAGCTCGATCTCGCGCTCCTGGATGACCTGGCTCAGCTGGGATCGGGGGCACAGCACCCACTCGTCCTGGTGCGGCATGGCCACAATCGGATCCTCCAGGCGGTGGTAGCCGTAGAGCCGCTCGGTCACGCCCACGTTGCTGTCGAGCAGGCTCGACCGCGGCGAGGCGCCGATGCCGATCTTGTTCTCCAGGCACTTGGAGATCCAGAACTCGACGCAGGCCCGGCCGGCCTCGGCGAAATGGAGGTTGTGGCTGTAGCTGAAGTCGACCCCAAAGAGGTCGATGTGCGCGACCTCCTGCCAGTAGGCATAGGCGACGGCGTAGGCCACCGTGTTATTTAGATATGCGCACTTGCCATAAGTGACCACCTCGGACAGCGGAAACTCCACCGCACCCGGCACGCGCTCGTCGAGCTCGCAGGTGTAGATGGGCCCCGGATGCACCGGGAGCAGCTTGCGCATGATCTCGGTCTGGTTGCCCGCGTCCTCGGTGTCGAGGTAGCGCGAGGGCGGGTCGAGCATGAACACCCGATCGCACTGGCGGTAGACCGCCAGCGCCGAGTTGATGCACCACACCTCGTCCCACTGCTTGCTGTTTTCTAGCCCGATCACGAAGTCAATCTGGGAGGATCCCAGGGCAACGATCGCGACCTTCTTCCCCTTT